TTTTCCAATAGAGGTGAGATTTGAGGATTGGGTTACTTCTCAGGGTGGCACGCCTGTTTTAGGAATTTGTATACCATAATTATTTACAAAAATTTTTAATATGATAATACTTTTTAATGTTTGAAAATAACATTAAATTTATTTCTGAAATTACAGATATTGAGCCACCCATTCCAGCCAAAAGAAATATTCCTACTTGGTATAAAAAATTAAAACATGTTCATGGACATAATACAGTAAAAGGCTGTATGCCTTTTTTAGATTCTTTATCAGCAGGATATATTATTAAACTTCCAATAGACCTAAGAATAAAACATAATATGATAAATCCAGCTACAGGAAAAAGAGACGGAGAACAATTTAGTCCCCTGAAAGACTACAATCAATTTGCAGAAGATGTTGGTTTTTGGGTTAATAAAAAATTAGAAATACATCAACCTTTTCAACTTGCGGGAAGTGATTTAATTAAAAAAAATAAAGACTTACCTATCCACAAATTTGTAAATCCTTGGACAATACAAACACCAAAAGGATATTCATGTTTATTTGTTCCACCCTTAAATAACAGAGATGATCGGTTTGAAATATTATCTGGAATTGTAGATACTGATTTGCATAAAATACCCGTAAATTTACCTTTTATTATAAACTCAGATAAATATCCTGAATTAGACACTATTATAGAAAAAGGAACACCGATTGCTCAAGTTATTCCTTTTAAAAGAGATAATTGGAAGATGTCTATTGAAAAACAAAAAAGGAAAGGCTATATTTTAGAACTAGTCAAGTTTTTAACATCTTTTATTGATCGTTATAAAAATAATATTTGGCAAAAGAAAAAATGGAATTAAAAAAATATATTAAGATTATCGATAATACTATTCCCTTAGAGGACGTTGCTAATTTGGTAAAGTTTGTAAAACAATTAGATTACAAGCATGCACAAGTAGGTTCTGCAGGTAATGTTAGACCTGACATTAGAAAAGTTCATGACTATCCTTTAGAAAATTTGAAAACATCTTTAACAGAAGCAAAGTGGAGTAACTTTTTAAGATTTCTTTTTACAACAGGCATAAGAAAATATATTGACGAAACTGTGAAAAAAGGTTCACAAGATATAGCAACAGGCATTGTAAAAGAAGTGACAGCTTTGAAATATGATAAGGGTGGATTCTACGTTTATCATACTGATTTTTTTGATGCACATCCTAGACAATTTAGTTTAATATTAATGTTGAATAATGATTTTGAAGGTGGAGAAATAACTTTCACAACACCCTCTTACGAAGAAGAATATAAAATAAAAAACGTGCCTGGAAGACTACTAATATGGCCAAGTAATTTTTTATTTCCACATAAAGTGAATGAAGTAACTAAAGGCACAAGATATAGTATAGTAGGGTGGTCGTGGTAATGAGTGAATTAGAAAAAAATTTATATTCTGTAAAAGAAAATTTTTTACAAGAAAGTGAGATAAAACTTTTAACAAATTATTGTAAATTAGCACATAGATTAAATTTTAGTAATTTTGATCAAGCTTCTCATTTTGATACTGGCATTTACTCAGACAAAGTTTTCGAAGCAGTTTTAATGGCTAAAAAAGATCTGATGGAACAATTAACAAATAAAAAATTAATGCCTACATATAGTTACTGGAGAATGTATACTTTAGGTAATTCTTTAAAAATGCATTCCGATAGGCCTTCTTGCGAATATAGTGTAAGTGTCATGATTGCTTCTGATAAAACACCTTGGGCTTTTGTAGCAGGTGATAAAGAGTATATACAAAAACCTGGAGATGCTATTGTATACAAAGGGTGTGAACTGCCTCACGGAAGACCAACAGCTTTTGAAGGCGACTATCATGCACAAGTATTTTTACATTACATCGATGTAAATGGTCCTAATGCAGAATGGGTGTTTGATGGCAGAGCTTGCTTAGGGTTAGACATGACACATATGGATCCTGAAAAAAGAAAACAACTCGAAAAAAACAGAGGTAAAATACAACATGCTAATTGAAAATAAACCTGAAGAAAAAAGCATTACTTTTACATGGAGAGAAAGATTCATTATTTTAACAAAAGGTAAATTAATTTTTGCACCTGAAAATTTCAAACATTTCTGCAATAATTTATTCAGGATTCTCTTCGAGTTTCAAAAAGAAACTGACCCTAAATTAAAAGATCTCACTACCAATATAGATGATGATATCGAAACTAAATGATAATAGAAAAAGAGATTAGAAGACCTATTGAACGGCCTCTAGTATTCTTAAAAGGTAAATTACAATTACAAGATCCTACTTATTTCATTAATAAAATAAATGAAGGCGTAGAGCTAGAAAATAATAATAGTTATAAAACAAGTGTTTTAGGTAAAATGACAAGCTGGAATTTTTTTTGTCAGGATAAAGAATTTCTAAAACTTTATGGCGAGATAAACGATTACGTAAGTGATTTTTTTACTCATAAGTATGTATTAGCAGATGCATGGGGTAATAGACATGAAAATTTTGATAGAACAGTTCCTCATGATCATATACCTTCAATTTGGTCGGGGGCGATCTATTTTAATAAAAATCCTCAAAAGCTTATCTTTCCTGAAATAAATGAGGAGTTAGAACCTGACGTGGGTGCATTTGTAGTATTCTCATCTTTTCTAAATCATTACACAAAAACAATATTCCACGAAAAACCTAAATATGGAATTAGTTTTAATACAAGACACCTGCCTATAAGTGAGTAAATTTAACATTTAGAGACGTTTAACATTATTAAATAGTTTGATATAATACCGATATGCCTTTAGCAAAAGTAAATATAGCGCCAGGATTTGACAAACAATCTACACCCTCAGATGCAGAGGGCCGTTTTGTAGATGG